GAGGCTGAACAACGGGTTCGGCCGCCTGATGCGGGCTGACCCCCAGCGGGCGCACACCCAGGCTCCGGCGCTGATGGGTCAGGGCGCGGCGCGGGACCTGATGATGACCGGGCTGCTGAACCTTCCGGCCGAGATCCTGCCGATGCTGCGCGCGCAGATCCACGACGAGATCGTGTTGTCCGTCCCCGCCGACCGGCTCGACGAGATCGGGCAGACGGTGGTGAACGCCTTCACGTTCGAGTGGAACGGTGTCCCGATCCGGGCGGGGATGAGTAAGCCTGGCACCACGTGGGCGGGCTGCTACGAGAAGTAGGAAACACCAGGTAGGGGGACCTCTATCAGGGGTCCCCCATCCACCCTCAGAGAGGAACAGGCATGGCTGACAAGTACGAGGCGACGTTCCACCAGGGCCGACCGCTGCCCCAGCGGGAGCCGTTCGAGACCCTGGCATCGTTCGACCGGGGAGCGCGACCGGCGCCGGTCGACCGGATGCACTACGAGAGCCCCGGCCGTCCGCCGTGGGAGCCGAAACCGGCGTCGGACTGGCCGCTCTACCTGGTGGCCGGGCTCGCGGTGGCTGCGGTCGTGTGGGTGGTTTCGGCGTTTGTCTGGTGGCTGTTCGGGTAGACACTTCCCCGTCAATGCTGTAAGGTCCACCTTCGTCGATAGGCCGAACAGAGGAGGCAGCATGCGCAAGATCATGAGCATGATCGTGGCGACCTTCGCGGCGGTCGCGCTGACCGCCGGGTCGTGCGGGAGCCCGGCTCCGGCCCAGCCGAGTCCGTCGGTCACCTCCACTCCGACCAGTGATCCGACAACTCGACCCCCTGTCGAGGACCCTGATCCCGAGGTCACCCAGAGTGCGCGGACCAACCGGGTCAACCCGACCGAGGGCGGGGGCATCGACGGCCGGGGCAACATCGTCCCCGCGTCGTGGCTGGCCGCGCCGATCGTGCCGGTCAACAAGCGCGTGATCGAGGTGGTCGACCGGATCAAGCCCAGGGCGTGGAACGTGCGCAAGGCGGTCGACTGGCTCGACAAGTACACCGGCTCGGACCTGCGGCTGGTCGCCCGGTGCTCGGGCACGGCGTACCGGTGCATCACGGTGCGCCAGGGGAGGGTGGAGGCCAAGCTGATCGGCTGGTCCGAGGACTCGACGATCACGATCGACACGAACAAGGCGAAGCGGTCCGGCTGGTACCGGCTCGACTCCCGGCGGACCTGGCTGCTGATCCACGAACTGAGCCACCAGCACGGCCTGAACCACTCGGCCGGGCGCAACATCATGAACCCGTACGTCGATGAGTACAAGCTGGTGCTCACCCGGGGGCAGCGCGCGAGGCTGTCCGCGAGGTAACATCAACTTCGTCAGCCCAGCTAGCTCGACATGCCCGCGAGGGCACAGCCTGATGGCCCGCCACGTTGACCTCCCCGTCCGTGGCGGGCCATCAGTGCGTCAGCCTCATGACACTTCACTGTCAGGACTACCAGGTCGAGATGTCCTCCTGATCGGGGATAGGATGACGGTATGGCTGCCTCGTTCGGACAAGACGTCAACCCCGCTGAAGCACGGTGGTGTGAGCAGCACGGCCGCCTGGAGTGCGTGAAGGGGTTGCGCCGTCGGGAGGGACCGTGCCACGGTCCCGCGATCAAGGGGCTCGATTGCTGCCGCAAGCACACCGGCACCAAGAGCGTGGTGGCCAAGGCCAAGGCCGAGGCGAACATCAGCGCCTGGACCGCGATCGGCAAGATGCCCGGAGGTGTCGACATCGACGCGGGCATGGCCGTGCTCGGCATGCTCCAGATGACCTGGCTGCGCGCCGCCGCGTACGGGGAGCTGCTCCGCCAGCAAGTGGCCGACCAGGTCCCCGAGCCAGACCCGGACGGGTTCAACCCGCACGAGCAGGCCAAGCCGAACGGACTGATCGGCTACCAGTACGCGGCCGCCGGTAAGGACGGCAACATCTACGCCTCGTCCGAGGCCGTTCGCGCGCTGGTCGTGCTAGAGGCATCCGAGCGCGACCGGGTGGTCAAGTACGCCGAGACTGCCCATAAGATGGGTATCAGCGACCGGCTGACCAGTTTGGCCGAGCGCTGGGGGGACGTGGTCGCCGGACGGATCTCGCTGATCCTGGAGGGTCTCGACCTCAGCCCGGAACAGGAGGCTATCGTCCCCCAGTTGATCCAGATGCACCTCGCCAGTATCGACATGACGACGATGGGCGGTCCTCAGTGATCCCCTCCTGGTGGAGGTTCTACCTCTGGAGCCGTCCGGCCCGTCCGGCGGACCAGGTATTCCTTCAGACGGTGGTCGGCGGGGGCGAGGCAGCTACCTTCCGGCGCTTGTTCCGACTCGGCCCGTTCAGCGTGTGCGTGGTCCGCTATGGGCCGAGGAAATCATGATCGTCGACCTGGCGGGACGGGTGCTGTCCCGCTCCCGGCTGGCACGGTGGAAAGCCTCGCCGGTCGCCTGGGGCCGCGACTGCCTGAAGATCGACCTGGCCGGTTACCAGGCGGAGGTGCTCGACGCGCTCCCCGTGCGACGTCGGGTCGCCGTGCGCGGGCCGCACGGTTTGGGCAAGTCGTTCATGGGTGCGTTCCTGGTCAACTGGTTCGCCACCACACGGGACCTCTCCGGGGACGACTGGAAGATCATCACGACCGCGTCGGCCTGGCGGCATCTCGAGGTCTACCTCTGGCCGGAGATCCACAAGTGGGCAGGCCGGATCGACTTCGACACGCTCGGCCGGGCGCCGTTCAACCCCCGGACCGAACTGCTCGACCTCCGGCTCAAGCTGAACACCGGCGCGGCCACAGCGGTGGCGTCGAACCAGCCGGAGCGCATCGAGGGTGCGCACGCCGAGGAACTGCTCTACCTCCTCGATGAGGCCAAGATCATCCCCCCTCCGACCTGGGACTCGATCGAGGGCGCGTTCTCGAACGCGGGTGCCGACACCAAGGACAACGCCTACGCGTTCGCCATGAGCACACCCGGGCCCCCGGCGGGGAGGTTCTACGACATCCATCGGCGCGCGCCCGGCTACGAGGACTGGTGGACCCGGCACGTCACGCTCGAGGAGGCGATCACCTCGGGCAGGATCTCCCGGTCGTGGGCCGAGCAGCGGCGTCAGCAATGGGGCGAGGACTCGGCGATCTACCACAACCGCGTGCTGGGCCAGTTCCACGCCAGTGACGAGGAGTCGGTCGTTCCCCTGGCCTGGCTCGAGGCGGCGATCGAGCGGTGGCACGTCTGGGACCGGGCCGGGCGGCCGTCGCCGGGCGGACCGCTCTGGACCGGTGTCGACGTCGGCCGGGGAGGCGACGAGTCGGTGCTCGCCCACCGTGACGGCTGGGCGATCTGGCTCCAGGCGAACCGGCGGCGCGACACCATGAGCCAGGTAGCCGCGCTCCAGGGGCTCGACGGCCGGGCGATCATCGACGTGATCGGCCTGGGCGCGGGTGTCTACGACCGGCTCCGGGAGGTCGGCACCCGGCCGCTGGCGTACACCGGGTCGGCCGGTGTGAAGGTCCGTGACCGCTCCGGCAAGTACGGGTTCACCAACACCCGCTCGGCGGCGTACTGGCACCTGAGGGAGCTGCTGGACCCAGCGTACGAGCCGGTGCTCGCGCTCCCCCCGGACGACCTGATGATCTCCGACCTGACCACCCCCCGCTGGGAGGTCACCAGCGGGCTGCCGCCCAAGATCAAGGTCGAGCCGAAGGACAAAGTGGTCGAGCGTCTCGGCCGGTCGCCGGACCGAGGTGACGCCGTGGCCATGGCCATGTGGGCGGACCGGCACAGCACCGGCGGCGCCACCTTCGTCGAGCCGGTCGGCCTGATGCCCACGACCGGGATCTCTCCGCTGGGTTGACACCTTGCAGCCATGACGGTAACGTACTCCTCATCACCAACTGGGGAGGTCGAGAGCATGGCAGGTAAGCACCGGCGGACCGCCGAGAGCCCGAACGGCACGTACGCCGTCGAGGCTCCGAAGGTCGGCCGCAAGAACATCCTGGCCCGTATCGAGGACACGATCGAGAAGATCCGCGACCGGGACGAGGGTAAGTGATGAATCGATACGACGCACTCGCCGTGCTCGGCGACTGGACGTTCTACCAGGTCGACGGTTACGGAGATGGCACGCTCTACGCCTACTCGATGAACCGGTTGATCAACGACTACCCGCCGAAGATCGGGGAGCTGTACAACTCGATCGAACACGCCATGGCGTCGGCGATCGCCGAGAAGTACACCGGTCCGCGCGGTGCCGGTGGCTCCGGCGTCGGCACGGCGGCCGACTGGTTCATGCGGTCGATCGGCGCGTTCGAGCCGACCCGGATGAACGCCCAGGGCTCGCCGGTGCTGCGAGAGCAGGTGACCGATCAGGCTGCGGCTACGTGGGTCGCTGAGAAGGGTGAGGCCGCGATGAAGGCGGCGGCAGCACGGAGTCGGGGCGAGCAGGCGAAGCAGGCTGTCGACGCGGCCCGGGTCGATCGTCGGTACGCGCTGGAGAGGATGCTGGGCGTGCTCGACGGCTGGGTCCAGGGCGGCCGGGAGAACCACGACGCGCTGGGGCACCGGGGCGAGCCGGTCGGCGAGGAGTGCTGGAACCGGTTCGCTCCGGACGACATCCGGAACATGATCAACGACGCGGCAGCCGAGATCGGCCTGGAGCCGGTCTGGACGAAGGGACAGTAAGTAGATCCTGACAGTGCACCGTCAAGAAGCCCCCGAGGAAGATCTCGGGGGCTTCTCGCTGTTCTGGGTACAGGAGGTGGTGACCGTGG